CCCAGCTTTTAGATCTACGCTTGTGATGACAAATTTAGTAGCCATCAGTCGAAGTCTTCACGCACTTTGAACTTGACTAGATCGTGTACAGTTTGCTTGTTTCCATTGGCGTAAGTGATTTCAACTTCACCCTCGTAGGTTCCTGCTGCACTGAACGTGTCCGTAGCAAAATCCGTTTCACATATTCCATCAGTCGCATTTGTTATGAGAAACGTCCGAGTATCGGCTAAAGCAGTTTCACCCACTTTTCTTAAACGAAGGCGTACTGTTGCCCCAGAAATATTGATGGGCTCCCATGTCGCGCTATTGTCAGGATCAAGGATAGATCCGGAGACAGCGGCATTCTTGTTCTTTAACGTCAAAGTTAAAGCTGGAAGCGTATCGCCCGTCACAAAATTAAGTGTTTCTGAATATGCCATTAGATAAACGCCCTACTTCTGACTGTTAATGAACCGCCTGAAAACCCGTACTTCACTTGACGAATTGTTCTACCTACCTGTCTTTCATATAGTGTTTTGTTATTACTAGCGGAACCCATGTCGGTAAAAGCTTGACCAGGCATCATCTGTAATCGATAGATAGCGCCTTGAGCAATTGCCTCTCTATTTTCTTTCCCCACGGTATCTGGGATGCTTGTGCTCGTAGAGCTTGGCTTCAATGAAAAAAGCACCCTGAGCTTTTTAGTGGCATCGGGGATTGGCGCAACAAAAAATTGCGCGTTATCTCTCTGTGCGTAATAAGCTGGTGCGCCTTTACTAGTGCCATCACCCACTCTCTCCAACAGCGTGTTATAGCTGACCGGCTGCAACTTAAAAGAATCGGCAAATATGTCGGTGATGTAGTTAAGCTCTGTGCCGCTAGGTACGCTAAGGTCGTATTCATTAACCCCAGCAACGGCAAGAATCTCTTCCGGCTCAGGAATATAAACACCAGTACGCTTGCAGAACTCAATAGCAGAATCCCTTACCGCTCTTTCTATAATAAAGTCGGGGGCGCCATGGCATTCTGGTCTAACAATTTGTGCAAAATCTAGAAACTTCATTATCCACGACCTTGATTTGCATCAGGCGTAGACGGCGTCGGAGTTAGCGCCCCATCAATCTGAGTCTTAGACCCAAGCGCAGAGCTAAACCCTTGGTAGTGCATCGCGGCTCTTTGGGCATTTCCTGCAAACTCTGAGTCCTTTTGATATGACCTGTACAGGACGTAATCCAAAAGACAGTTTGCGTATATATCGTCGAGCGATATAACCGTTGTGTCCGACCCAAAATTAGAAATAGCTATTGCAGTAGGTGCTGAACTATATAAGATTTCTAAAACAAATGAACTTAGAGCCGCTGGATAAACATAAAAGTGCTTTGGATCTGCGGGATCAAAAATAAAATGTTCTACTTTGCGAGTGGTGTCGGCAACAGACTGATGCCAGTCCGGAAGAGTCTCGTCGAGTATCTTGCGATCAACTTGCGTGACCGCTCTACCACCAACATTTCTTATAACATTAACTAATCGCAATCCGGTAGACGGGATCGTCTGCTTACTGCCAGCAGTGCAGGTCATGGTAGCATTCTGCATGTTGGCATCTGGGCGCAAAAGCACAATTTCTTTTTGAGCGTCGTTAAAAAACTTTAACAGTTCAGCCTCTGGGAAGCGGACATGAGTGCTGTCCTGCAAAATGATCGATGCCCGATCAATTATATCTACAACCTTAGTTGTCGCCATCATCTGTCTCCCATTCTATAACCTGTAAATCGGGGTTCCCCGCGAATAATTCGTTGTATTCAAATACATTGCCCGTAATCACATTTTTTACGAACTTCGGTACAGGAGTTTTTACTTCCTTCTTTGGATTGTTCTTTGATGACTGGAGTCGGTTGATTTGATCTTGTAGCTGATCTAGAGATAGTCGACGGTCTAACTTGACGTCATGCTGCTCTAACGCTTCTTGGTACAAATCATCTTTCTTTGTTGCAGTCATTTTTAATTCACCATGTAGGTTGCTATGAAAGCGACTAGCGCGGAGAACACAATCCACCCTGCTCTTTCATATAGTTTTGAGGCTGCGCTGCCCTGCTGAACAACCGTTTCAAGGTCGCGCTTTTGCTCTTCTAACCAGTCCAGCCTTTTTTCATGCCGGTCTAGCCGCTTATGTATAGATACGACTCTTTCGTCTACACGGGCAATTTGACCCACTAATTCGCTTAGCTGGTCTAACTTGTTTTCTATTCTTTGTAAGCGCACTTCACTTTCCATAAGTAGAGAGGAGAGAGCCGAAGCTCTCCCCTCGACCTATTACTAAGTCCACTTACCTACTACGAGAGCGTCAGGTACTACTACCTTGCTGCCGTATACTTTCAGACCACGAACCTGATCGCCGAATGTAGATTCCATTCGTTGGGTTTCAGTGTTGGTGAACTGAGAAGCAAAGCTGATTGCTTTGGGGTGACCAGCAAGAACGTGGGTATAACCACTGTCCGAGCCTGATCCTGGGGTCAAAAGCATGTTGCTTTGGTAGACCGTAAAACGGTCAACAATGCCAACCTTGCCGTTGCGTAATGGAGACTCAGAGTCACCAGTTAAGTACGCTTGACGAAGCTCAGACTGCTTTAGCAACGAGATGAACTCAGGAGAAAGAACGATAAATCGACCTTCTTCTGGAATGTTCAAATTGTCTAATGCAGTAGACATGCTAAGAATGCTTGTTAAAACATTGGTAGCAGAGATCGTAGCTTGAGATTGGATAGTTGTAGCGCCGGTAACAACGCCAGCTAGTACGTCTGTCTCAACAGCAACACGCATACCTTCCGCAGCATCGTCAGACGCCTTAGAAACGTAATCGATGTCTGCTTGAGCTCTCAAGATGTCATCACCTAAGAAGCTGAAGTACTTAGCTTTATCGATAAGCAATTCAACCTTTGAGGTTGTCAATTCTTGAGTACTAACAGTACCTGTGTAGTTGTTGATCGTTACGGCTGGTACAGTTCTTATGGTTACCTTGTCGCCTTGACCAGAGATTTCGCCTTCGTAATCTGTATTAGAAATTGCAGGCAATACTGAAGTTTTGTAAAACTTCGCTTGAAGCAACTTGGAAAATACTTCAGGTATGAAGTTTACTTCAGAAGTAGTTCCAGTGCTGAATTGTGAAAAAGACATAACTTATTCCTTTAGCAAGAGTAAAATTAAGTCCGGATTTGATTCTTCGCATAGGCTTCCATAATCTCGGCTTGATGCTTCTCGAATTCTCGATTAGGCATTGCCTTGATCTCTTCCACCGTCCACGTTTTCTTTCCGGATTTTGTGTTGGTCTTACGGGCTGATGGCATTTTTGGTTCAGCCACCTTCCTCGCTTTTTCTAAGACCTTCTCTTGCGGCGTTGGTTCGCCAATACCCATATCCGCCTTAAACTTTTGCAACACAGAAACAGCGTCGTTAGAGCTTCCTTCGTTGACCCATCTTTGGATGGTTTGAGTCTGATCCGATAACCAGTCATTCCACTCAGTAGTGACGAGCAAGTCGTCAACGTCTGGGTGGTAATCTCTGATGCGAGACCAGTGTTCCTCAATTTCAACATTTTGTTCTCTCTCGTAAGCTACTCTTTGTTGTTGAGCTAAAGCTTCGCGGGTTTGTTGAACTTCAGTTTTCTGCTTTTCTAAAGCGTCGAGCAATGGACCTGCAATGTCAGGGTAGTTTTCCCTAACCTCATCAAGTCTGTCGTCCTTCTCTTCTTTGGCAGCTAACTGTTGACTTAACTCATCATTAACCCTCTGGAGATTCTCCATATGCTTACGGAGAGCAGAGGTTTCCTGCAAAGCTTTCGTCATTTTCGCCTGAGCATTTTTTACGCGCTGTTCCGCCTTAACGACGGCGTCGTCCAGTTGAGGTTCGCCGCGATCCTCATCTGACTCTTGAGTCTCAGCCACGAGTTCTTCAGCCGTATCCACAGACTCCGTGGGGGCTTCTTGTTGCTGCTCTTCCTGCTCTTCAGAGGTGTCCATATCAAGACCGTCACCTTGATTGGGTTCTGAATTAGCTTTCTGTGCCTGCTCCAAAATTTCTCGCGCTTCGCGTTCTAATTGCTCTGGATCATTTCTCATCATTCGTTCCTTGGGTCTACTTCTGTAGAGAGTCCTTTACATTTCGTAACCAGGTGTACTCGAAGGTGTCCGGTCACGGTTCAAGACAGCTTTCACTGTCTCTTCCAAACCAAGCATGAATCTGATCTCACTGACCTTTCCTTGCTTGGATCGAAAATACTTTTCATCCACCGTCTCTAGATCACGGTGGGCTTCCAATAATCTGTTTTCACATAAGTCCATCAGGAGCGCCCATTCCGGCATTCCCGTCAGGCGATTGATTGCCCTGGCTTGCTGCAAGGAGCATTTGTTGTTGCTGAGCTTGCTGCTGCTGGATTTCGGCATTGATCTCTTCCTCTGACTTCATAAATGCTTCGGGATCAATATCCATAGACTCAGCAATCGACTTCAGTAGCTGGGGTCGATTCACTAGCATTTGGTCTTCTGGACTACCCAGCAGCGACATAAACTGAAGCAGTCGCTGTGACTGCACTTCCTTCTGTATGAGCGCAGTTGAGCCTCTAGCAACGACCTTCAGATCACCTTTTGATTTCTCGTTTGTTCCGTATTGCATGTTGAAATGGAACAAAGACTCGATCATTGGTCTCACCAGAAAGTCGTCTAGATTTTTGATCGTTGACTTGAGTGATACGTTTGCCGCACCCATGAGCATGCTGATACCTGTTGCCGTTTTGTTTAACGACTTGGTTTGTTCACCGTGTGTGTAGGAAGGTAACGAAGTTGTTTCGTCTGCAAATCGGCGAAAGATATCGATAATAGAAGTCAGTCCGTTAGCGTTTGCGACTGGCTGGAAAAATCTTACGGCTGGCATGGTGCCGTCTCCGCCTTCACGCAAAAATACTCGCCAAGGGTGGATGTCTGTAGGGTCTTCACCGGCAGCTAACAGATCAGAGTTAACTTCCATCATTGGACCAGACGACAACGCCATGTTGTCTAGATAGATGCGAGTCGCGGCATTCATAGTGCTTTGACTGTCGCGCATCATCTTAGGTACGCCGGTTCCCCAGAATTGGTGGGGGGATCGCTCGTATGGGAATATTTGGTACGGGATCTTATAACCCATTACTGGATTTAACTGGATCTTGATAACTTTTCCGCCCAACAACCAAACATTAGAGTCAAATTGCTGAGTTAAGTCTGTGTCTTCGTCGAGTTCGACGCCGTAATCCGCAAGATCTTGACCGTCAATACAGCCCCAGTACTCTAATACTTCGTATCTGCGTGACTCACCAAACTCATTGATGCCCGAAATCTCTCTACGGGTGCGCTCGTGGGTCTCTTCGGTGTGATCTCCAGTGCGTTGAGTCCGGATAACCTCTTCAATCTCTTCGCCATCAAAGCCTGGAAGATCTTTTAGGTCTCGCAATTGGCGCTTTGTTAGGATGTGCCGACGAAATAACCCATCACAATCTCGTAGATTTGTGCAGTACGGGTCCGGATATAGATCAAATATAGAAACGGCTTCAATATCTGGCGTGACTCGCTCGATCATAGACAGTGCGTAACCGCTTTCCCCAGCTTCATTCATCACTTTGCTGTACGACTGGCTTCTATCTATAGATACCGTGCCACTTTTAATGGCGCCGCTACCGAAAATACAGGCTTCCATGATCGCAGACTTAATCTTTTGATCTGAGTTCGCCTCAATTAGCTGATCCAAGATGTCTATCGTCATCTCGCTTGCTGCTTCTTCGGCTATTGCCTTCTCAGCCTCAAGAAACATAGGCTCAAGCTCTTCCATTCGAGCCGCTACGAGGTCACCCATGCCGTCCGCTGTTGGCATGCCGGACGCAGCAGCAACTTCATCCATAGCCTGTTGTCGCATCTGCATTGCTTTGAGGGGATCTATAGTCGGGCGGGGAGTTGGCTTGATGCCAAAATAAGTATCGGAAGCCTGAAACATCAGGTCGACGATTCGGCTGTATGCAGCCATAACTTTTGTGCGGGTCAGACCAACGAATACTTTTGATCTGGCGCCCTGCGAATCTAGTCGAGCAATAACATCGGGCTCGTACTGCCCATTGTATTGGCGCAAATCCATCAGCCACTCGTCTTCTATGTCTCGACGGGCATCTTTGTATTCGCGGTATAGGGATTTTAGCCGAGCGCCAAGGTTGGCAAGCTCGATGTCCTGACCTTCTTCTTCTACGTCGCTTTCGAGAAATTCGTCCACTTAGTACCCTACTGTCGGATCAAAAGCCGAAAACCTATGCGCGACCTTTCTTTCTCTAGGGCGCGGAAGGCTCGTTAATCCGTGTAAGGCAATGGCGTAAGCCATCAGGCGGTCGTCGTAACATCCGCTTTGGGCGTTGGTTGCACCCTTATCATCGATAACATACGTCCTGCATTCAGATACAAGTTCCGTATCGGCAATGCCAGAATCGTTCTGACGCAGTAATGCAGCCAGATTATCGATGATCAGCGGCTTGGTTTTACTCGTTGTGAGAAAACCGCCCCGCTTCGTTAACCTATCACCATAAGCATTATCTACGCTCGATTCGATGTATAGGTTGACATATTGTAACTCTTGTAGTCGGCGAAGTGTA